TACCAGTGTCACTTATTGGTATGAACTCAAACTTAATGAAACAATATTTAGAGTTTGTTACAGATGGTTTGTTGGTTAAATTTGGGTGCAAAAAAGAGTTCAACGTTGAACAACCTTTTAAATTCATGGAACAAATTGCTGTTGAAACAAAAGGTAACTTCTTTGAGTCAAGAACAGTAGAGTATCAGAAAGCTAAATTGAATGAGAAGCTTAGTTTTACTGATAATTTTTAAATTAAATTAAACAAATAAAAAAAAATAAAATGATCATACAAAAACGTGATGATGAACAAGCTGCGTTTAATCCGTCAAAAATTTTGACGAGAATTAAAAAAGCGGCTAAAGGATTAAAAGTTAGTTCAGACGAAATTTTTATAAAAGGGATTACCTCATTACCAAATGAAGGGGTTGTAACAACAAAAGAGATTGATAAGTTGTTGGCTGAAATAGCGGCATCATATACTGGTAGTCATTACGATTACAGTAAATTGGCCGCACATATCGCCATATCATCTTATCACAAAGAAACAAACCCAAGCTTTACCGAAACAATGAAATTGTTAGCTGAGGATAGTATCATCAATGAAGATTTAATAAAAATGATTGAAGAGTATGGTGCTGATGAAATAGATGCGGCTATCGATCATGAAAGAGATTTTCAGTTTGACTATTTTGCTTGGAGATCTTTACATGAGATGTATTTAACAAAAACATCACAGGGTAAACAAATTGAAAGACCACAACACATGTATATGCGTGTAGCTTTATGGGTGACTAAATCGTTTGAAGAGGCAGTTGAGTACTACGAAGCATTATCTAATCAATTCATTTCACCCGCAACACCAATCATGATTAATTCAGGTACCAAAATTCCTCAATTAGCATCGTGTGTATTGCATTACAATAACGATGACTCAAGAAACGGTCTTTTAGATAGTTTGAGAGACATCTCAGTTTATTCTGCTGATGCAGCTGGTATTGGTTTATGTATGTCAAATATCCGTAGTAAAGAAAGTAGAATTAAAACATCTGGTGGATTTGCTGGTGGGTTATTAAAATACCTTAAAATCGTAAACGAATCACTTCGTTTCTTTAATCAACAAGGTCGTAGGCCAGGAAGTGCTGCAATTTATATTGAACCATGGCACAAAGATATTTTTGACTTACTTGAACTTAAAAAGAATACTGGCGCTGAAGAATTAAGAGCAAGAGATTTGTTCACAGCGTTGTGGATCCCAGATAATTTCATGAGAGCGGTCCAGGATGATACTGATTGGTATTTATTCTGCCCAAATGACATCGTTAAGAACGGTTTAAAACCACTTCAGGAGTGTTTTGGGGATGAATATGAGGATAACTATAACAAAGCTGTAGAAATGGGCTTAGGAAAGAAAATAAAGGCTCAGGAAATCTGGATTAAAGTTATTGAATCGCAAGTTGAAAGTGGTGTACCTTACCTTTGTTCAAAAGACAATGCTAATAGAAAAACCAATCACCAAAATATTGGTGTTATTAAACAATCAAATCTTTGTAACGAGATTTACCAGTTTACGGACGAAAAGACAACAGCTATTTGTACATTATCATCTGTAGTTGTTAAAAACTATGTTAAAAACAAAACATTTGATTTTGACCGACTTTATGTTGAGGTTAAAAAAATTGTTAGAGCACTTAACAAAGTTGTTGACATTAACTCATACTCGACCGAAAAAGGTAAAAAAGGTGGCTTAGACCAAAGAGCAATTGCTATTGGTGTGCAAGGACTTGCCGATGTATTCTTTTTAATGGATTATGTATTTACATCTGAAGAGGCTAAAACCCTTAATAAAAAAATATTCGAAACAATTTACTTTGCTGCTATCACTGAAAGTAATGAGTTGTGTAAAATTGGTGAATACAAACCTTACAAACATTTTAAAGGTTCTCCAATGTCAAAAGGTATATTCCAATTTGATATGTGGGGTATTGATCAAAGTGAATTGATGTGGGATTGGGACTCTTTAAAAGAAAATGTTAAAACTTACGGTGTTTGTAACTCATTATTCACGGCACAAATGCCAGTGGCATCTTCGGCTAAAATTACTGGTTCATATGAGATGACCGAAGTTATACCATCTAATTTATTCAACAGAAGAGTTGTTGGTGGTGAGTTTTTAATCGCTAATAAATATTTAATTGAAGATTTTGAAGATTTGGGTATTTGGTCAGAAACATTTAAAAACGAAATAATTATGAACGAAGGGTCTATCCAAAATATTAATTTTAATAAATTTTTGGATACAACTGACAAACATTATGAGAAAAAAATTAAAAGAATTGAACATTTAATTCAAAAATATAGAATAATTTGGGAAGTTTCACAGAAAGAATTGATTGATATGGCGGCTGACAGAGCACCTTTCATTGACCAATCTCAGTCTATGAACGTTTATTTCCAGAATCCAACTGTACAGAAATTGTCATCTAGTCACTTCTGGGCTTGGAAACGTGGTCTTAAATCACTTTGTTACTATGTTAGAACAAAAGCTATCTCAACAGGCGCAAAACACTTGGCAATTAGCATTACCAGTGCTGAAACACCAACCGCTGTAATCACACCTAAACCAGAACCAATGCAAGTTCAGGAATCGGTTAAACCAGAAAACAGTCAATTTGATTGTTTTGGGTGTAGCGCTTAATTAACCTTACTTATCAAACTGGCAAGATAAATCCCACCTAACTAGTGGGATTTTTTTATTTACAAAAAATAAATTATTACGATATTTATTTATAAAAGAATATGGCAATTAAAAAACAAACATTTGGTATTGATTTCCCGTTTACTGAATCAAGTAGTGGAGATTATGTTGGTTTGACCAGTATACCAGAAGCTGAAGTAAAATCTATGCTAATACATCTTCTTTTAACTAAAAGGGGTTCCAGATATTATTTACCAGATTTTGGTACAAATTTATATCAGTATATATTCGAACCATTAGATGAAACAACCCTTGGTAAAATTGAAAATGAAATACAGGATGCTGTTGAAAAATACATACCAAACCTAAAATTAAACGCCATCAATATTACAAAAGTTGGGGATGAGGCTGAGTTTTTAAATAATACAGAAAAAGAACACCAAATTAGAATAAATTTAGATTACACAATAAGCTCCAAGACATTCTCAACGAGCGATAAATTATCAATAACAGTATAAAATGGCAAATAGACAAATAAATTATAGTAAAAGAGATTTTGCTTCCTTAAAAACGGAGCAAATAAACTATATTAAACAGTATTACCCTGAAGTTGTACAAAGTTTTAATGACGCATCGATATTATCGGTGTTCTTAGATTTAAATGCCGCTATTGCGGATAACTTAAACTATCAGATCGATAGAGCCTTACAGGAGACTGTTTTAGACTATGCACAGGAAAAACAATCATTGTATAACATAGCTAAGACTTATGGCCTTAAATTGCCCACAAAATCGTCTGCTGTGGCTGTTGTTGAGTTTACAGCTCAGGTACCTGTTTTTGGTGATCAAGAAGATATTAGATACCTACCTATTATTAAATCTGGTACGCAAGTATCAAATGGTGAAAATACATATGAGTTATTGTATGATGTTGATTTTACCTCAGCAACAAATAGTTCAGGTAATGTTGATAGAACAAAAAGACCTATTTTTATTAATAACAAAATTGCAAGTTATTCAATAACAAAAACTGGTATTATCATAGCTGGTACAACAAAGGTATTTAATCAAACTTTTGTTAATTCAATACCTTTTTATAAAATAATTTTACCAGAAAATAATGTTTTATCGGTTGAATCAGTGATTCATAAAGCTGGTACAACATTTACAGCAACGCCAACTGACAGCGAGTTTATTAACAGCCCAAATAGATGGTATGAGGTACCTTCATTAGCTGAAGACAGTGTTTTTGTTGAAGACACAAACTCCCCTAGAGTAAATGGTATTGCTAAAGGTATTTATCAAAAAATAGATAAAAGATATATAACCGAATTTACACCAAAAGGGTTTTGTTCAGTAACATTTGGTGCACAAACAGATTCATCTTTTGATATTTTAGATGATTTCTTAGACGGTGGTACATTTAACCTTAAAAGTTTTTTGAGAAACGGTAGTTTAGGTATGGCACCGATAGCAAATACAACATTGTTTGTTAAATATAGAATTGGTGGTGGTGTTGGTACAAACGCTGGCCCTGGTACTATAACAACAATCAATAGATTGGTTGCAAATATAAATGGCCCAGATTCAGCGATTAATTCAACAGTACAATCTTCGGTAGTGGTAACAAATACAACCCCAGCTGTCGGTGGATCAGATGAACCGACTATTGAGGAGTTAAGAAACTATATCGGATATAACTTTGCAGCTCAAAATAGGGCTGTAACATTAAACGATTATAAAGTTTTATTACTAAGTATGCCAAGTAAGTTTGGTGCACCAGCAAAAACAAGTATAACACAAAAACAAAACAAAATTGAAATAGGTGTTTTATCATATGACGCAAATGGTGATATATCAAACACTGTTACATCTTTATTGATGGAAAATATCGCGGCATACTTATCAAAATTTAGAATGATAAATGATTATGTTGTTGTTAAACCAGCTGAAATAGTTGATTTAGGGTTCGAAATTGGTGTATTGGTTGAAAACGGCCAACAAATATCCGCAGTATCAAACATAACAACAATTGTTAGTAATGAATTTTTGGATGCTAAAAAACAATTGGGTAAGAGTTATAGTGTTGGTGAGATGATTAAAAAAATGACACAGGTTGATGGTGTTTTAAATATAAATTATGTTAAAGCATTTAATAAAACAGGTGTTGGTTACTCAACCAATACCACTAGTCAATCTTTAATTGATTCCGTAACTGGTGAGATGGATATAACAAACAATTATATTATTGTTGATGAGTATCAAATGTTAAATATTAGAAACAGTGATGTTGATATAAAAGTGATACCAGTTATCGCAACGGGAATTAATTAATTATGGAAAAAAACATTAGAATAGTTTTAAATGATAGCCAAACAAATGAAAGGATACAGGTAAACTTAGAAGACGATTTCGATAATCTAGAAATTTTAAGTTTAAAGATATCCAGCACAGATGTTTATAGAAAATCATCATCTGATTTTGGGGTTATTGTTGGTAGGGTTCAGACGACAAATGGTTATGGTTTGCAAAATGCTAGGGTATCGATATTTGTACCTATAACAGCTGATGACAAACTTAGACCTGAAATAACTGAATTATACCCATTTGAAACTGTTAATGATCAATTTCCTAATGGAGTCAGATATAATTTATTGCCTAGAAATAGGAATCAAAACCCAAGTCATAGAGCTGTGGGTAATTTACCAAACGCAAATGATTTTGTTCACTATCCACAATATGTTGAGATAATGGAGAAGTATTATAAGTATACCGCAATAACAAATGATTCTGGTGATTATATGATATTTGGTATACCCGTTGGTTCACATAATATTATGATGGATTTTGATCTTTTTGACACAAAAAGTTTTGAGCTATCCGCTAATGATTTGGTCGAAACAACAACTCAATATACGAGTATACAAGCTATAGCAACATCAACAGGCACAGCAAATACCGCAGATATAAATCAAATACCAAATTATGTTTATCAAAAAAATGGTACCTTTAATGTTGAGGTAAAAACAAACATTAATCAAATGCCTAATATCTTTAACGAGGTAAAACAAATTAATGTATCACCTTTTTGGGGTGATGATGTTGAGCATGATGTTGGTATCACAAGATGTGACTTCAAGGTTAATTACAAATATACACCGACTGCAATATTTTTTGGCTGGATTGGAAGCCCAAGCGCTGGTTATTATATAAACGAAAACCATAATTTTTCACTTTATGGTGGCGAAGAACAAATAGAAGTTTTTGGATTTGATAAATTATTAAATCGTGACACATGTGAGATTTGGCCTCTTGATAACATGGTGGTTGTTGTTTATAGATTAGATGATAAACTAACACCAGGTAGTAGGGTTAGAGTTGGTGCTTTTAAAGCTGAAAAGGGTACAGGTATATTTAGGGTATCATTACCAATGTACATGGATTATTACAAACTAACTCAATTTGGTGATCTAGTACCAACCGATGATACCGAAAATAGCATACCAACAAAAGGTTATTACGCATTTGAGTTATATGAAAACGGAGAAGCTTTCCAAACCAGAATACCTTGGGGTGGATTTAAATTAGCACTAACACCAGGTATAAGAATACCAGCATCAACAGCTGGCGAGCCATTAACTGGTGGATGGGAAGGCACCAAAAACGGTTTATTTGAATATGATTTAATTAATAAAAGACGAAAATTTTATACATTAAAAACTAGGTATAATAAACATAGAAACGATAATGTTTCATTGGTTGGTAGTGAATTAACATATTTTCCGTCAATAAACATTAATAAAGATGTTGAATGGAATTT